TTCTTCAAACGAACTGTCGCAAGAAGTGCAGTCGTACATAAAAATAGGCATACTATTCTTCGCCCTCTACTTCTACTGGACCAAAGTTACGCTCTACAGCCTGCTTAAGGTCTTCGTAGTATTTTCCGGCAGTTGTGCTTGGATCTCGTTCTGTCCAGCTATCTAGCAAGCCCTGAAGGTCCGACTGTAGATCATTAGGGCCATCTTCAGAGTGCTCTTCTGCATACGCATCAAAAGAATCTTTTGAGAAATGATCTCCCTTCATCTTCTCACACATTGACTCATCACCGGACATCTTTTCAACAAGCTGCTCTGGCGACATCCCGTTCATGCTTCCCTTAGGGACTTCGATGATAAGCAGAGACATTGCTTCCTTGTCTCCACCGTGGGCCTTCTTTGCTAAATCGTGAAAGTTAATCATTGTAATATCCTTAGCTTTCCATCATTCCGGGCATTCCCATCATTGGGTTTGCTCCCATAGCTGCCATATCCTCTATAGCTGCTGCTTCATCAATAGGCTCTTCTGTCATTTCTTCTTGAAGAGCAACATCCTTCTTAACTAGAGATGGTCTGAACCCAAACGAATCAACAATCTCTCGCGCTAATTCACTCTGATCTATAGCTTCTGACATTGGACCAGCAGAAGATAAGTACTGAATAAGATCAATAAGATGAGAACGACGTGTAATCTTGTCTTCCATTAGAGGACTGAACGGAAGAAGCCTAAACTTAGGAGACTTGTTTAACACTTCATCCTCAAAGGTTGCTGCATCAACATCATCTTGAACTAAAGAAGAAACTCTTTCAAGGTCTATTCCAGAAACTTCTTTATGTACTAAAGCCCACTTAAATGAGTCCAAGGCCTTTCTAAACATTGTAGTTACAACACGAACTACCTTTCTAGATCTAATTGCTAATCTGCCTTCAACAGCAGACCTAATCATGTTTGCTTCAGCAGCGGTACGAATGTTTTTTACTTGACCCTGCTGGTAGTCTCCCATTCCTGGAAGCCAACGAATGGAGTCTACTGATTGCCCTAAGTGCTGATTAAAATCAAATGTAGTAGGCATTTCAGGGCTTACAAAAATATGCTGATCAATAGTTCCATCAGGAGGCCCTTGCACAAGGGTAGGCTCCCATGTTCTAGCATTCTTAAAACGCTCAAACTCTTCATCTGATCTAAACAGCTTTGAGTCGATCATCATTCTTCGCGGAAGACGAGCGACCACTTCTCGTCTAGCGCTAACTAATTCATTTATATCGCGTTGTATCGGTGCAATGAGAGTAACATCAGAGATACCACGAATCCGGCCAATCCCAGGATGAAATACCAAGACTTCGTAGGGTCTACCATATGGTATCTCTGACTCCATAAGGATCTGGTTAGTATCTGGGTGTAAATGATAAAGCTTATTATGCTTAAAGTCCCAGAACTCTACTAAAGAAACGTACTCTTTAAGACCGGCCTCTCTAAGCTTAATTTCAGCTTCGTCTTTCATTTGATTGTAAACAAGGCTTCGAGGGTAAGTATCACCCTTGATGGTTTTCTTGGGCCTTGTATAAACGTCGTTATCAATACGAGCTTTTAAGTCTTCTGTATGTATAACGAAGCGCTCAAAGCACCACATAGCGTCTTCGATACGCTTGGCGTTTGGATCAAAGTGTACTTCCCATGGAAGCTTTGTTCTCCAAATTGGTCGTCCAAGATCTGAAGACCACATCACTTTAATGACGCTCATATCAAAAATAAGAGCATGAAGGATTAGCTCTCGTAGGCTTTCATCTAAAGAGTCTTCTTCTGCAAAGAAGTTTAGTGCAGCAGCTACACGCTTTCCTGCGTAAGTTGGATCTTGTGCCCTGGAGGGAATCTTATACGCACTTTCTCTTTGATCTAAAGCTTCTACTTGTGGAAGATCCATTGCAAGAGAGGATGCAATAGTATCAATAATAGGAAAGACTTCATTCTGAATAGCGTTGTAATGACGTGCTGAGTCTTGCGCGGTACCAACAGAGTACCCATCACCCATCCAAAACTCACCACGATAGTAAGCAAGGTTTCTAATTAGCTCTTCTGCACGATTCTTTTTAAAGTTTTCTTCTGTTTGAGTAATTAAAGTAGAAAGCTTTTTAACTTCCTTATCTTCAGCAGAAAGTTTGTCTAGATCTGAAAAGGCGTTGCTCATCGGTGGGTTCCCCAAGGGCTGTTATCGCCCATTGTAGATGCTCTATCTATTTTTCTCATCAACCGTTTCCAGTTTTTATTAGCTATTTCTTTATCAGAAAGCTTCCTATTTTCCCACTTTGCTCCAATTTCAATTCTCCAGGCCCATGCAGCACCTGCCATTGCGGCAGCAAGATCGTAGTGACCACCAGAGGCGTCACGCGAAAGCTTATCCCACTGGCCTCTATAATTAATTAATTGTCTAATACATCTATTGGAGTGCAAAATTAAAGAACCATCATCAATAATTTCTTGTAGAAAGCTAATTGCTTGAGCTTTACTTTTTGCGGTTGAGTACCAACCGGGAATTCTAGTGCTGCTTCCTTTATAGTTCATGCTTGCTTTTCGATGGTAAACATTTCTACAGCCACTAGCTAAAAGGTGAGACAAGACAGCCTCTCCCACACCGTTTGCTTCGATATATATTCTTGCGTCGTTATATTTTTTAGAAAGCTCAATTAATTTGTTAGACATTTTAAAGGCTTCGCTATGCCCAAGGTACTCGGCAACCTGTTCACAGTTGTCAACGTCAATCACTTGGACCCCGAACATATCTCTAGCGGACCAGGATCCTGCGGGATCACAGAAGATCAAGTAGCGGTTGTCCTTCTTTGGAGGGGAAAACTCTACGTATGGCTCACTTTCAGCATTGAGACCGGTACCCCTGTCAATTAGATCAAGCATCTCCATTAGTCGTCTTGTATTAAAGATAGACTCGCCAGCTAAAACCCAACAATCTAGTTCGTTTACTGGGTACTCTGCTCTAAATTTTTCTAGGTTGTTTCTGCACTTTTGCAATCCTTCTGTCTGCATCCAGAATGCTTGTGCTGCAGTTAATCTATTTTGATCTGAGTATTCTTTAATTAAAGCATCTGGCTTCCATCCTGGTGGAGGCTCAACTGAATACTCATTCACAAATGTCCATGGAACAAAAACCTTCATCCACTTGCTGTGAGGATTCTCTGAATCCAAGCAAAGCTCATGAAGTTGGTCACCGTGATATCTTGGTGTTGACTCAGCGATAACAAAACCGCCATCTCCAGGCACAGCGTTTAGTGCGGAAGTCCACGCTTCTGGTCCTGCAATTTCTGACCACGCAGATATCTCAGTAGCCATTAATACCTGAACTGTTTCACCACGAAGAGGTTCTTCATCTTTTACTGATGCAACAACCATCTTACTATCTAAGCCAGGAAACTCCAAAGTTCGCTTTAAACCTGTGGTTTTCTTTGGCTTAAGTCGTGCTGGCATGTGCCTATGAAAACGAACAGCCATCTCAGATAGGTTCTGAGCCATTTGTTTTTTATGCGCCAATAGTCCAACTCGGCAACCTTTTCTAAACATTGCATGTTGTGTTGCTACACAAGTAAAGAAAGTGCTGCTTCCTTCTTGTCGTGGCTTTACGTGTACCAACCACTTTCTATCTTGGTAGCATTGCCGCACTGCTGCAGATAGAATTCTTTGGTGATCCCACAACTGAAAAGGAACAAGAGCCCCACTCTTTGCTCTAATCTTATTTAAATGGCAGTATTGTTCTGGATCCCAAAAACCTTCTTCATGTGGAAGCAAAAGCTTTGAGTTTTCAGTCACTTAACGCCGCCATTAAATACATTAAACGGTCCACCAGAAGTGATAGTATTAGACACATCTGATTCTTGCATGACTGGATTTTTCTTTTGAGAGTACCTACTCTTATCCGAAAGCGTTTGCCGAGATACTGTTACCACAGACATCATTGCATCTACGTCTTTCTTTTCCAGTACGCCAAGCCGGTAATTTTTTAATACGTCTTCACAAACATGCAGGATTCCCTGGTAAGATTGTAGAGAAAAACGTGGGTCCGCTCCAACTTTTACATCGTCTGACATTTTAACTCCCATCAAAAGGTATTATTAGGGCTTGTAACTCATTGTTATAAACCATATAAGTACTCTACTAAATAAGTATCATAAATTATTTAGATTTTAAACAAACTACGAGGTAATCATGCCAACAGCAAAGAAGGCTCCATCAAAAAAGGTCACAAAGACAACAAACGTCACCGTTAAAACAGAAGACGTTAGTGAGATTGTTGATCCTAAACCTATTCGTCGTCCAGGTCGCCCACCTAAGGCAAAGTCTCTCTCTTGTACTGTTTACTGTGGCGGAAGTCCGGTTGTATTAGAGTTTGATAATCCCCATGAGTTAGAGGCTGCCTTTGTTCAGATCTGCCACAAGCCTCTTACTGGTCGCCCAGCAACAGTAGTTTGCAAGGGTAAGAAGTACACCTTCCTTAAGGTTGATTACCTTATGAGAGATATCTAATGAGTTCAGGAGACAATGAATACGCAGCAAACCCTGCTCAACTGTCTCCAGGTGGCGGCGGCTCGCGAGGCAGGTCTCCAAGTGGAAGGACTGGCGTTAGTTCTTTATCTGCGTCTGCAAAAGGAGATAAGACTAAGAAGAATATCCTTACTGGTGTTGGCATTGGATTAGGTGCTCTTGCTTTAGCTAGTGGTATTGGTGCTGCATTTGCTCCTGCTGCCGTTGCTGGTGGTGCTGCTGCTGGTGGTGCTGCTGCTGGTGGTGCTGCTGCTGCCGGAACTGGTGCTGCTGCTACTGGTGG